GGATTCTGAGCCGGTACTCGCTGCTCCTTCAGAACACGAACGGGATGTATGTCGCGGACCGCGCGCTGCCGACCTCGACCGTCAACTTCCCTCGCGGAAAGTACTACACGGTGGAGCCTGGGTTCTCGTACGCCTCGCCGGGCTATGGACTGCTCCGAACGAGCGGCACCGACTTCCGCCGCATCACGACCGACGTGTCCTCGAGCTCTCTCTTCGAGCTGGCCGAGTACGGCATCGAGGCCCCGGTGGACGACATCGATCGCGAGTTCGCGGGCAGCGACGGCCTCGACCTCCGCATGGCGGCGACTGAGATCGCGTGGAACAAGGCGATGATCGAGCGGGAGCGCGACTTCGCATCGCTGCTCTTCTCGACCTCGACCTTCTCGGGCTACACCGCCGCCCTGTCGGGCGGCGACCGCTGGGACAACGCATCCTCGGACCCGCTCACGCAGATCGACTCAGCCGTCGAGAGCATCCGTCAGAACACGGGCGTCCCGCGCAGCGAGACTTCCCTCCTGGTCGGCGCGAAGGTCTGGGAAGCCCTCCGCAAGAACACCGCCTTGACTGACTTTTACAAGTCGGTCGTCGCTGGTGCGAAGACCCTGGATGAGGCCACGGTGGCGAGCGTGCTCGGCATCAAGGACATCATCGTCGGTCGAGGTGTCTCGAACACCGCGAACGAGGGCGCGACTGCCACGATGGCGGACATCTGGGGCAAGTTCGCCCTCGTCTACCACAAGGTGGACAGCCCGCGTCCGCTGACCCCGCACGGCGTCGGCGCGTGCTTCTCGCTGGCGGGTCGGCAAGCCGGTCGCGTCGAGCGCTACCGCGAGGAGCCCCGCTCTGAGATCATGCTGGTGAGCTGGCTGGAGGACCGAGTCGTCACGAACGCGAAGTCCGGCTATCTCTACTCGACCGTCGTGAGCTAGCGATGAAGCTTCGAGTCCTCCCCGGTCGAGCTCTCTCCGTCGGTGGGGTCATCCACCGTGAAGGCTCGGTCGTGGATCTCGACGACGACTGCGCCGATCTGCTGACTGACGGATGCGTGGAGGTCGTCAAGGCCCCGGCGAAGAAGTCAGCCCCGAAGAAGAAGGCACCGAAGGCGGGCGACGAGTGACCCTGGTCGCACTGGCACCGCTCTCTATCGGCGGCGAGAAGATCGCAGTCGGCCAGGAGTTCGAGAGCACGGAGCATAGCGGCGCGAAGCTGCTGGCTCGCGGCGCTGCTGCTCTGCCGAAGCCGAAGAAGAAGGCGAAGAAGGCGAAGCCAGAGGAGAGCTAGGCGGTGGCGTACAACTCGACCATCGCTGACGCTACCTCGATGGCCCCGCAGCTCGGAACCCTGAGCAGCTCCACGACCCCGACATCAGATCAAGCGATCGTCATCTGGGGTCGCGCCTACGATCGGGTGCGCCTGGAGCTCCGACGTAACAGCCTGTCCGACACCGTCACTGCATCCAGCATCGCTGAAGGCTGGGCGAAGCGAGTCGAGATGCTGTTGACTTCGGGCGAGCTCCTCCTGGCGAAGGGCAGCATCGGATCTGGCGCTGAGAGCACGGCCCAGCAGCTACTACGAGAGGCCAAGGAAGCATTCGACGGCCTGCCGTGGAACCGGATGGCGCTGCTGGATAACGGCGCTTCGGAGGCCGACGGTTCGGCAGATAGTCGAGCTTCGAGCCACTGGCTCCGCGCGAAGAACCCCGAGTGGGACTCCACCCCTGGAGGACCTGACGTGCCCTACGCCTCGACCCCGATATTCGATGACGGGTCAGACCTATGAGCAGCGTTGGCGTCCGATTCGATCTCGAGTTCGAGCCCGATGCGCCGACCATTCAGGCTGGCTTCGAGAATTGGGCGAAGCTCCTCAAGGACTGGCGCCCCGTCTTCCGGGATGTCGTCACGCTGTTTCGGCGCCATGAGGAGCGACACTTCGCCACAGAGGGCCGAGCTACCGGAAAAGAGTTCTACGAGCTCTCGAAGAAGTACGAAGCCTGGAAGGGCTGGAACTACCCGGGGCGCCCGATCCTGACAGCCAGGGGCTCGCTGAGAAACGCACTGACGAACGCAGGGACGCCCGAAGGTTCCGTCCGCAAGGTGTCCAGCCATAGCCTGACGGTCGGCCTGGACAGCAACAGCAAGGTCGGGAAGTACGGGGTCGCCCATGCTCGAGCCCAGGGGCCTGCATACCGTCACCAGCGAGAGCCACGACCTCCGGTCCGCTACGACCCGACCATCCACACGAAGAAGGTGACGGACATCGCCGCGGACGGGGGCTCTGTCCCCCTTGGCACCGCTATCGCCCAGCTCGCCCAAATCAACATCATCAAGGCGCGAAAACAGGCATTCGGGGTGGATGATCCGTTCGCCGAGGGCAGGAACCCGTCCATCCTGACTCGGGGCGTCCTTAGCCTGAAGACGAGATAGCCGTGGCGACCTTCACAGAGCGAGCGATGGACGCGCTCTATGCCTTCCTGACGGACGGCTCGACCGGGCTGAACGCTGAGACGCTAGCGGCGATGCGCTCCGACTTGAGCATCACGACCGCGGAGCTCCCGGACATCGCCATCGTGGAGCGCTGGTATCACCGCGCCTCCCAAGCCACGAGCTTCCCGTATCTGTCGATCGTCATCTCGAGCTCCAGCGCGGAGCAGGAGCCGAACTCGCGCTTCTATTCGACGACCTTCACGATGGGGCTTGTCGTCCTGGACGCCGGCATCGCCGGGGACGAGGTCGATGTGGTGACTGCGCTCTGGCGATATGGCGACGCACTCAAGACGCTATTCCAGCGGCGCACGCCGCGAGGTAGGCAGGGCTGGACGCTGAACAACGCGAGCGGCATCATACGGGCGAGCGTGGCGGGTCAGATCCCAGGGTCGGACCCGTCGATCACGGCCCCGAACGTGGCGCTTATGACTGAGGTAACGGTCGTTACCTCCGAGGAGTATTGAGATGACCGGACCGAAGGTTGACATCGGACGCGACCTGACCGCCTTCGTCGCGGCGCAGGGGAAGTTTAAGCTGAGCGACACCGCAGGGGAGAGCTACCCCGAAACAGCAGACGCAATCCGGGCGATCACAGGTTCGGCCGGCGGGACGATCGCGTACAACCCTCGAGAGGATAAGTTCGGGACCGCGACCGCCGTTCCTGGCATCCAGCAGAAGAGGACCGCTGAGGGAAGTCTCGACGGCTACGTGATGCCGAGCGGCACACGGACCACAGCTCCCGATATCGATGAGCTGCTGACGACTGCCGGCTGGACGAAGATCGACCGCAGTGCGACGACGACGACGAGCGGGGCCTCCAGCACGGCGCACGTCCTGGACTGCTCAAGTGTCTCGGGCTTCGCGAACGGGGACGCCATCATCGTGGAGGACACGGTGACCGGCTCCGGGGTCTACGAGATGCGGCGGATCGTCAGCATCTACGCGCCCAGCGACCAGATCACCGTCGAGCCCCCGTTGACCTTCGCCCCAGCGACCGGCGCGAACATCAAGGGGGCCATCGGCTACAAGCCCAACGACACCCGCGACACGGCACAGGATGCCCTCGTGCTGTGGTTGCTGAATAACAACAGCGCAGACCGGCTCGGCTCCTGGATGCCGTCGAGCTTCTCCTTCACGCAGGGCGGCGAGGATGCCGCTCGGCTCAGCGTCAGCGGGACGGCTCGTCGCCACGACAGGTTCTGGCAGACACCTCTCGGCTCGAACCTCGCCACATCAGCCACGACGATGGTCGTCACTGATGCCCTGGCGTCTGCTGGTGATGCCCTCAATACCTACTGGACCCTCAGCGACGGCGGGAGCACGACCGCCGAGACGGTCAAGGTCACTGCGATCTCGGGAACGTCGTGGACCGTCACTCGAGCGCAGCTCGGCACGTCCGATCCCGGAACGACCTGGGCAGCGTCGGACACCGTCATCACCCCGTACCAGCCTGCGGGCACCTTCGCCGGGGCACCTGTCCCCGCAACGAGCGGCCAGGCTGTCTTCGCCCCCTACGGAAGCGCTACCGCTACTGCGCTCCAAGTCAACAGCGCCACGCTCGACTGCGGGATGGCGGTGACGACGAGAGAGGATATCCACGGCGACACGTACAAGGTGGGCGGCTACGTGCTGACCCAGCGCGAGGTCAACGCCACCCTGTCGGGCTGGACGCTGAAGCAGAGCAACATGGTCGCGCTGATGCAGGCTTTCCAGGTGACGAACGTCGCTGGCGGCAGCTCCCAGCAAATCAGCGTGGCGGTCGTTTCTGGGACTGCCGAGGGCTCGATGTTCGGGTGGGTCGCCCCCAGGATGCGAACCACGGATCTGTCCCTGGACCGCGGGGCCGAAGAGGTCACCCTGGAGCTCGCCGGTCGATGCGAGGGCACCTCCAGCGGAGCCGACGAAATTCTCCTGATGTTCGGCTAGAAGCCGCGACAGAAACCCGCGTCCATGAGAGGGGACAGCGATGGAACTCAATAAATGGCAGCGCCGGAAGTACGCGCCCAAGTGGGGTGGAAACCGGGAAGAGTCCGACCCCTGCGAGATCGTCTATAGACCCCCTACGGTCGGCTGGATGTCGCGCTGGAAGGGGCTAGCGATGCAGGCTCCCGGCCTCGTTCAGCGGGCGAAGGAGGACCCCGAGGCTCTCCAGGCGTGGGAGGTCGAAGTCGACGAGTTCCGGGCGGAAATGCTCCGCGATCTCGTCGTCGCAGTTAACAGCCTGACGGTGGACGATGTCCAGGTGTCGGTGGCCGACGGGCTCTCGTTCATCCTGGACAATCGCGGTCTGCTCGAAGAGGTCTTCAGCGAGCTCGTCCGGGCTGGCGGCCTGGGGGGCGACGGGGGAAAAGACTAAGGGTCGCGCTCCACTACTCTGCCCACCCCGCGCCTGACCCGATCACGTCCGAACTCTGGGAGGACTGGAACGGATGCAAGCTCTTCGGTAGCTGCGAGGGGAAGAGGTGTGACGGGAGCTCGAGAGGCTGGCGCACCCCTGTCCGTCTGCCTCCCGTCGGAGAGCGATCCGCTGGGATCCACGATGAAGACCGGAGATCGAACGTCTGCCCTCGCGTCCTGGTCAGCCCTGACGACTGGTCAGCAATCGCACTGTGGGAAGCATGGCGCCTCGTCGGAGGTCTGCCAGTCGAGGGGTCCTTGTCCGCTCAGCCTGCGTACCTCATCGAGGCGTTTTCAGTGCTTGACTCAGAGGCCGCTCTCCTCGCTGCATACGAAACGAGTCGAGCTCGGCGGCGGGCCGAAACATCACGGAAGTCCCGGTGATTGTCCGGTGGTAGGGTAGCGAGCATGGCTGACGGCTGGGTGCTCAAGATTAACGGCGACAGCAAGGGCGCGGTCCGCGCTGTTGATGATCTGGGAAATTCGACTAAGACCCTGACGGGCCGGGAGCGGGCTCTGGTGGGGGTCCTGGCCGGTGTTGCGGCGGCGACCGCTGTCGCCATGAAAGCAGCCATCAACTACGGCGATTGGCTGGAGAAAACTGCCCAGAAGACCGGCGTATCGACCGAGGCACTCTCTTCGTACAAGCTCGGAGCTGAGCTAGCTGGGACGACTCAAGAGGGCCTGATCTCGGGCCTCCAGCGGCTTCAGAAGAACATGGGGGCCGCCCTACGCTCCCCGACTAGCGCCGCGGCTACTGCCTTCAAGAGCCTCGGTGTCGAGTTCCAGAACGCAGATGGGTCGCTTCGAGATGTCGAAGACCTCCTGCCCGATATCGCGGCTGCGATGGAGGATATGGAGGATGGGACTCTGAAGACCCAGGTCGCGATGGACCTGATGGGTCGGAGCGGCGCTGAGCTAATCCCCATGCTGAACCAGGGGGCTGACGGCCTCAAGGATATGCGCGCGGAGTCCGAAGCGCTCGGCGTGGTGTGGACGCAGCAAGACGCCGTCGCGGCGGCAGAATTCAACGATGCCCTGACCAGGCTGAAAACAACATTCGCCGGGATGGTCCAGGAGGCGACCCGATACTGGCTGCCCACCTTCGTCGACATCGCGGAAGGTGCTCTGCTCGCCACCCAGGCGATTACGGGGCTTGATGCGGCTGAAAAGCGACGACTCACCGGGCTGGAGGACTCGAGGGACAGGATCGCAGCCCAGGCAGAGGAAGTCTCCGCAATCCGGGCGAAGATCGAGGTCGAAAAAGAGAACATCAAGTGGGCCGAGGAGATGGGGCTCACAACAGCCGGGTTCCAGACGAATGTCGACAGGCTGACTGAGTCCCTTGAGCATGAGCTGAGCGTCTTCCGGCGACTCAAGGAGGAGATCGGGGAGGACGCCGGCCTGATAACGGAGCGTGGGCGGGCTCTGCTCCGAGAGGCAGAAGCTCGCGAGGCGGCGGCAAGCTCAGCAGTGTCGGCGTCTGGCACGATCATCGATGAGCTAAATAAGCAAGCCGACGCCGTTACAAACCTCACGGTTCAGGAGACTAAGTCATCCGAGAATAGCTCGAAGATCCACGATCGCCGCGTCTTCGAGGCAGAGCAGCTCGCCAATCTTCGAACGGAGAATGCCGAAGCCATCCGAGTCGCACGGGAGGAGGATCTCGAAGACGCGACCTACTACTTCGAGGAGCTGGAGCGGATGCAGGCTGAGTATCAGCAGAGCATCGCGGACTCGTCCTTCGCCATTCTCGACTCCCTGGTGGCTTTCACTGAGATCATCAACGAGGCAATCAAGGCGAGCTATGGCGAGAATTCGAAGGAAGCCTCCCAGGCTGCCAAGGTCCTGTTCGCAATCCAGCAGACAGCCGCACTCGCGGAGGCGGGAGTCAACCTCGCCGTTGCAATCTCAGCCGCCAACGCATCAGCGGCTTACCCGTACAATATCCCGGCGATCGTCGGCGCGACGGCGACCGGCGTTGCTGCCATCGCAGCTATCGTCGCGCAGAGCATCGCGGGCGTTGCTGACGCCGGCCTGCCGCCGGGAGCTCTCCGAGCCGCCGGCTTGAATCAACACACGATGCTAGCCGTAAGGAGCGACGAGATGGTCCTGGACCCGGTCGGGACCGCTGCGATCTCCCGCATGCTCGAGCAGCGCGGCGGTGGCGGGCAGCCGGTCGTGGTGAATACCGTCCTCGAGCTGGACGGGGTCGCTCTGGGGCGCACCGTGGACAGCCACCTCGTGCGCTCGTCGGAGCGCGGTCTGGGCTACTCCGACCGAATCCGCTACGGGACACGCTGATGCCGTTGACTGCCTTTTTCATGGACGATTCCTTCGGGCTCTCCGGGACGACGGTCCACCTCCCCCCGAGCGGGGAGGCTATCGGAGCCCCCCTCTCGAATGCCCTGGAGGACCGGCCTCGGGTGACGTGGCAGACGGACGGGTATTTCTCCATCGACTCGGGCCGCTACATCGACCTCAAGGAGGGGGCAGGCAGCGAGCTGAACATCCTTCTCCCGCACATCTTCGGGGATGGCGATGAGATCGCGTATCGCCTGGAGCTCGCGCTGAATCTGTCGGCTGCGACCTCTCTCACCTACACCGTCCGGTATCTGTCGGATCGTCGCTTTCGCATTGAAGCAAGCGGCACATTCTCGCTGCTCTGGTCGAGCGGGACGAACACTGCCAGCAACGCTCGAGAGTGGCTCGGCTACTCGAACTCGGACCTGACCGGCGGGACCTCTTACAGCGCCCAGGAGCGGCGATACAGCACCGACACCTGGGTTCTGTTTGACCTGGGCGCTGCCGCCGCTGTCGACCTAGTGGCGACGATTCTAGATGGCGGTGACGATGCGAGCTTTTCGACGGTCAAGGTCTACGCGAACGCCAACATTCTGAGCCTGACTGACCGGGCAGCCTGGGACGGGACAGCGAGCCTTGACCGCTCATTCAGCTCTCGGCCAGCCGAGGAGCAGAATCGGATCCAGGTCGCGATGGGAGCCAGCGGGGCGACGATGACCTTCCGATATTGGGCGTTCTCCTGGCGTCACTTCGATGAGGATGCGTATCACGCTGTTGGGATTCTCAAGGCCCTGGTCAAGTACACCTCGACGAGTCGTCAGATCACGCAACTCAGCGGGCACGGCATCATCGATGACACCCCAGAATTTGGGATCAACTCGTATTACCCGGTGCAGGGGCTCCAGCGATGGCGAGCTCCGCTGAACTTCGACGCCTGGGCCTCGAGCGACTATCGCTCCGTGGTGACTGCGGTCGTTCGGAACGGCAGAGCAAAGGGTATCGTCTGGTCGCTTCGATGGGACCAGATCGCTGACGGCACCTACGATGCCGACGACGAGGCCGACAAGGGATTTCTGCTCTGGTGTTCGCTTCGCGACTACAGCGAAGACGACTACACGGGCGCAGCGAGCGACTTCATCAGCGGCGAGCTTGTCGTCCAGCAGGTTCGCTAGATGGTCGGGATCCCAGTCGCGCTTCCGATCGAATGGGCGAAGCCGACGCTCCGTCTGGTCTATCTCGTGGAGGGATTCTACCGACTGCCGACCGGCGACAAGCGGGTGGTCCGCTGGTGCGGGCCGAAGGGCAGGACGGGAAGCGGCTTCACAGCGCGCCCGACCCTGACCGTTCACCCGATCGAGGAAGTCGTTGGCGGCTCGATGGTTGTCACCTCCAGGCGCGAGAACTACGAGGGGCGACTATCTAGATGCTCGATTGATAAGACTCTCGGGCAGCTATCTCAGACCATACAGGCGATGTCAGAGGTCACGATGACGGTCGATCTGGGCGACGGCGACGAGGGGCCGACCGCGAACATCGACGACGGTGCGCTCCGCGATATGGCGATACACGGGCGCTGGATGGGCCAGCAAGCTCGGCTGATCGTGGTGGATGCTGACGACATCGACCGCTGGGAGGTCATGGCGGACGGAGTCTGGGACCGCGACCCCGACAAGCTGTCCGCGTACTCGTTCCGCATGACGATTAACGTCGGCTCTGTGATCCCCCCCTGGCGGAATTGGCCCCAGGCCCAGGTGCCTTCTACGGTCGACCAGTGGCTTGACTACTCCTACGCGAGCACGACCACGAAGTGGAGCCCGACCGGTGCGACGACTCCGAGCTTTGGTCTGAACCCGAATCACGTCGGCAGATGGATGCCGATCATCTTCGGAGGGGTCCAGTCCCTGGGGAGCGACGAGCTTTGGATCGAGATCGTCCCCTATGGGTCGATATCGACCGATGTTTTTGCCTGGGTGTCGCCCCTCTTCGACCAGTTCGTCTATGACGTGATGTACGAGTCGACCTCCGACGGCGTCGTGTCCGTAGCCGCGACGAGCGGGACCTTTATTACTTGCTTCAATAACAACGACCCGACTCGAGGGCCGGTCGGAACTTGCGTCCGATTCACGGCGCCCGCCGCATCAGTATCTAACGGCTTCGAGTGGCGCGGTCCCAGCCGAACCGACGTGGCTGTGGCGAAGGTGGCCGGCGGTCGAGCTATCACCCGGCCTCCGGGCTACACCGACATCGGATTTGACGGCAACCCGGAGCTGGGCAATGGCGGCAACGGCAGCGAGGCCACTCCGACTAGCAGCGCCTTCGGCAGTAACCCGTACAGCGAGGTCCCTGGGCTGCTGATAGACCTGTTCACTTCGGGCGACTACCTGGGCGCCCCGACTGAGATCCACAGTGATGCGGAGTCGAGCCTGCTTGCGTACTACTCGCTAGTCCCCGGAGCTGTCGCCAGGACTTGTGCCGTACCCGCTGAGCCTAGCGATGAGCCCCTCTCCCTCCGAGAAGCGATGGAGGCGTTCATGCGGTCGATCCCGGCTGACCTCGTGCAGAAGGCTGACGGCTCGGGAAAGAGGAAGTATCTGGCGGTCCCAAGGCCCATCCAGGGAGATCAGCCGATCCACCGCTTCACGGTCGGGGAGCTCGTCGAGACAAACCCGCAGACGGTCGAGCAGCTCAGCGACCCTGATGGCTACTACAGCAATGAGACGACGATCGTCACCGGGAAGCGGCTCGTCGCTCCCGATGTCGGTGAACCGATCGTGAATCCTCGAGAAGAGCGCTCGATCACCCTCTCCGATCTCGCGGAGCAGAGCAGCTCAGCGACTGACCAGATCGTCGTCGATGAAGTCAAGCTCAAGGGATGGGACTACTTTTCACAGGCTGACTTCGAGCACGTTGCGGTGCTCCTGGAGGCCAGCAAGTCCAGGCCCCAGCGGGTCCTCGAGGCGGTCCACGGCTATCCGTCCTGGCGCTTCGAGCTCGGCGATGTGGTCGCATACTCGATCCCAGGGGTCTACTCGGACCCGGGGCAGATACGCTCGATGAGACTGGATCTAGACAGACAGACCGTTACGGTGCGAACCTACCACTGGCCCGACGGCGTGCGGATCATCGACACGACCGGCGAGGCCGACCGGCTCAGCAAGCCGAAGCAGGATGCTGACCGCAAGACGCCCGATCGAGATCGGCGGAAGGACTGAGCATGCCCGGTGGCACCTCCTACATTGGCGACCTGACCATTGTCGAATCTAGTGGCGAGATCGTCAGCCAGAGCGTCGGAGACAAGGCGTTGAAGAGCAGCGCCGCGGACGACTCGACCCTGGAGGTTGACTCGTCCACCGGCAAGATGCGGGTGAAGGTCCAGGGGTCGGCGTTGGCGAACGGGATCGCCCGGAACCGGATGTCGAAGTACGCCGGCACATGGCTCCAGGGCGCGCTGGCGGTTTCCGCTTCGGTCGCTGGGACCTTCCAGCTCGAGAACACCTACTCCACTTCGCTCATCGTGACGGATGTTCTGATCTTCATCACGACCGGACAGACGACCGGGGCGACCCGGACGGTGGACATCGGGCTCGGCTCGGGAGCCTCCACGAGCTACGACAACCTGATCGACGGCCTCGACCTCGCGACCGCTGGGGTCTACTCGAACCTGACCGACAAGGGCACGAATGGCGGCATCGGCGTCTGGCGTTCGGGAGAGTACATCAACGCATCTGCTTCGGCCTCCCCGACCGGATTGGTCGGCTTCTACGCTGTCCATGTGGTAGACGTGACCGCATAGCCCCTCACCTGACGGCTCGCGAGCACCGTCAGCAAGCCTGGAGACTCGATGGCACGAATGCTTCCCCTCTTCATCAACGTAGACGGCGAGGTCGTCAACACCGTCACGACCAGCGAGAGCGCTGCGGCTGCGATCAACAGAGACAGTAACGGTATCGGCGGCTGTCAGATCGTCGGCTGCTTCGCCGCGCTCCAGAGCACGGGCGGCAAGGTGACCGTCCGCGTCTACGATGACTCCGACAAGACCCGCGAGAAGTACAGCAGCGAATTCGACTTCACCTCGGTGACGCAGACGAGCGAGAACCTGAGCGCACCGATTCCGTTCATGGACACCCCATACTGGACCGCCCAGGGCGACGCGAACGCGAACGGCAAGATCTGCGCGTTGATCTTTTACGTCCAGGCGATCTCGGTCTTCTGATGTCGAACTCGGCCGCATGACGAATGCCCGGGTCATCGGTCCCCTCGGGGAGCTGTGTCCTCTCGCTGCAACCCTCGTCGGGGTCGATGGCTCGCGGCACCCCTGGAGGCCCTGATGAACTCGACCGCAGACCTCGCCAGCAAGTCAATATCCCTGCCGACGTGGCTCCTCGCGGTCATCGTGTTCGGAGGACTCGGCGGGGCCAGCTCTGGGGTGATGGGCGTGGTCGGTCTGGGGGGTAGCCAGGACGCGAGCGCGACAGAGTCTGAGGGCCGGATGGTCCGCGTCGAGGACGAGGTGGGCGACCTGGGCGTGGCTGTCGAGAAGCTCCAGTCAGAGCTGAGCATCGTCCACGACAACCAGATCGCGATCTGCATCGCCACCGACGCGCAGTGTGAGCGCTGATGCCGAAGTTCGGCCAGCGGAGCAGAGCGAACCTCGCGACGTGCCAGGAGGACCTCCGAACCCTGTTCTCCGAGGTGATCCGCTGGTGGGACTGCACCATCCTCTGCGGAGCTCGCCCCCAGGAGGAGCAGGACGCCGCGTTTTACTCGGGCAGATCGAAGGTCAAGTTCCCGAACTCCAAGCACAACGTCGGCCCAGGGGCTCCTCGAGAGCTCTCTGCTGCCGCTGACGTGATGCCCTACCCCATCGACTGGCACGACCACGACCGGATCGTGCAGTTCGCCGGCTTCGTCAAGGGGGTCGCTGCGGTCCTCCTGGACGAGGGGACGATCTCGCACCGGATCACCTGGGGCGGGGACTGGGACAGCGATGGCAGCACGAAGGATCACACCTTCTTCGATGGTCCTCACTTCCAGCTCGAGGAGGCTGACAATGACTGAGAGCAGACTGAAGAGTCGGAAATTCTGGCTCGCGCTGCTGGGCTCCCTGATGGGTGTCGCGGCTCCGCTCCTGAACGGCGAGATCCCCCCGGAGAAGGGGATCGAGATGGCGATGGCGATCATCGTGTCCTACGTCCTGGGCCAGGGCTACGTCGATGCCCAGAAGGCCAAGGCGCCCCAGGTCGCCCCAGAGTCCGAAGATGCCAAGCCAGTCTGAGCGTCGGCAGGCGAAGCGAGCCGAGGCCGCCTCGTTCCTGGAGGAATACTCCGGTCCTGTGATGGACAAGCTGGTCGGCGTGATCGGGGATCTCGCTGACGAGGTCGAGGGCCTGAGCCAATTCGAGCAGGATGCGGCTTATGCGGCAGAGCTCAGCTATCGCCTGGACAAGGCGATCGTCCTGGGCGATCCCCTCCTCGAGGCGTTGGACGGGATCGTCATCTTCTTCGTTGCCCTGGCTGCGATCGGGATCTACAGGTCGATCGCTCGAAGAGAGAAGCTCCGCGGAGCTCGACTCGACCGGCTGAAGGAGCGGCTCGACGCTCGCGGTCCTCGAATGGCTCGAGCTGCGCGGCTTCGGCTCGAGCGCAGGATCAGGCGTCTGGAGAGCTGAGCGGGCGATCCTCTGCACTAATGCAGACGACCGCTCTCCAATCATCATCCGACAGGGACCGGAGCTCCTCGACCAGGCGATCCAGCGCCTCCCTGTGCCTTCGCTCTGCTGGGGACGGGTCCGTGCTGCCCTCGAGGAAGTGCAGCGCCTCGTCGATTCGATCGACGCTCTCCCCTCGCTTCTGAGTAGCTCGAACCATCCGAAGGACGGTGATGGCCTGGGACTTCGAGATCATCATGGGTCGCTCCTGGGTTGTCATCCGTCGTAGCAGCCGCAAAGGGTCTTCGGCCCAGTCTTGAAAAGCTTGAGTTGAGCCTCGTCCGCTTTGACCATCTGCTCCCACTTCCAGTCTCTTCCGAGCCCGACGATGGCGCCGCGGCAGTTCGGGGCGGCGGCGCGTTCGATCGCCAATGCGCGCTCAAGCAGATCGGGATGGCAGGCTTTGAGCTGGAGGATCTCGCGAGGCTTCATGGCTGGACAGAAGAAGCAGGACGACTTGCCTGGAGAGGGGAGGCCGGCGGATTCGATCGCCTCGACGCATTCCTCTCGGCCCCAATTCCACTCAATCAAGGGGTGTCGCCAAATCCATTTTTCAGATTCCATCGCCTGCTGACGCTGCGCCCTGCCTGGTTCGTCTGCGTCAAAGCCGATCAGCTTCGTTACCTTTTCGCCCCTGCTCCACGCATCGCGGGCCGGTTGCCAGTTGTTCACCCGCTTGTCTTGCGGGAATATCTTGAACTTCTGGCTGCACTTCTTGAACCCATAGGCCAGCGACGGAAGCCTGCCCTTGTCGGCGCACTCGCGTTCCAGGCTCAACTCTTTGCCGTCACGGTCAACCTGGATCACCGTCTCGATCGCCGGATAGCCCCGCTCTGTGAGCCAGTCTGAGAAGAGTTCGAGATAGGCGTAGGTGCCTGGGCGCTCCCCCCCTGTGTCCGCGAAGAGGATCAGGTCTGCCGGCTCTTGGCGCTCGACTAGGCCGATGAGCAGAGCGGTGGAGTTCGTGCCCCCACCGCAGGAGACGACGACAGGGGAGCGAGTCACGACGACTCCCCGGAAGCTGGGGGGAGTGGGGAGCCGCCGTGCTCATCACCCACCGGGTCAGTCGGTGGGATGCTGTTGCGCCGATGTTGGTGCCGGCAGTAGACGCAGGCGAGGTAACCGTGAAGCTTCTCCCCGTCCTCGATGTGCGTGGACTCTCTGCACTTCCAGCAGTCGAAGCTCTGTCCGCACTCGCAGGGGCTCACCTCGTCGCAGACGACGCAGCGCCGAACGCAGGGGCACGGCTCTCCCTCCGTCCAGTGCAGCCGCTCGCACTCGGGACATCGGACTCTGATGAAGGACTCAAGACCGCTCATTCTCGCCTCCTGTACGGGTTCGCCGCTCGCTTTCGGAACTCAGGGATCCCAGCTCGAGATCGCCAATACTGGACCCTCGCCGGGTCCACATCGAGGAGCTCCGCGATCTGCTGGTCGCTGGCTCCGGGGTCCTCCTGGAGGATGTCCCCCAGAGCCCAGCCAACGGAGGCGTAGCTGGTTCCCAGATAGACGATCGGTCGTGGTCGCCCGCCCATTAGTTGGAATCCTCCTCGGCCCGATGCTCGAGGCACTCATCGCAGATGACCTCTCCGTGTGGCGCATCATCCCCGCAGGCTCGGCAGATCCCAGGCTGGACAGCGCACTCCTCGCAGACCTTCGTGCCGCTAGGCTCGCCGCACTCGACGCAGACAGCGCAGCGGGGGCAGCCGTCGCCGTCTGTCCAGTACAGACGCTGGCACTCCCCGCACCGCACATGGATGAAGTCGTGCTCGTCCTCGTAGTCGCCGCTCGTGATTCTCATGCCGGCTCGTCCTCGTAGCCTCGCCCCAGCGCATCGCGCCTGGCTTCCTTGAGCTCTTCCGCCGTGAACCTGTCGTCGTTGGCGAAGTGGTCTGACAGAGCGTTCACGTCGGCCAGGGTCTTCGCTCCCCCGAAGGCGAGCCGCAGATATCCGGGAGGAGCTCGCCGGCTCTGCTGCTCCTCGCCCTCGCATCGTCGCCAGCGCTGCCAACTATCGACGCAGCCGGAGCAGAGGATCCCCCCGACCGCCTGGACGGCGGTGCGGAAGCTATGAACCTGGGCGAAGCTAGCGCAGGCGTCACCATCCTCCAGGAAGGCGAGGCACCGGAAGCACTCCTCGATCTTGCTGGCCTCCTCGAGGAAGCCCCGCAGGCTGGGGGCCGATACGGTCCCGGTCAATGAGCGCTCATTCATCGTTCGTTCCTTCGCAGAAGCAGATGGGTGGAGCCTCCCCCCTGATTGGCTCGGGGGGGATTCGCTGGGCTCCGCAGCTAGGTCGCCGGCTGAGAGGAACGAGCGGGTGCGAATCTCAGCCAAGACCCGCGAAGGATCGCACCCGCATCTCTTCAGTGTCTCCTACCAGGGGATGTCGTCGTCAGCAGGATGCGGAGGGCTCTCGGGCGTCTGGGGCGCTTCCGCTGGACTGTCGTCCTGGCCGATGCGCGAAGACGGTCCCGGCGAGAGCAGCTCGTTGATGTAGACGTTGATCCGATCGCCCTTCGTCTGCTTCCTGACCATGACGACCGCGCCCAGGATCTGAGTCGCGACCGGGCCAGTCCTCCTCGTTTCCGGGTCGAGGAGTCCTCCGACGATCTGCGGGACCTCCCCCAGAAGGGTGCGGAGATCCTTCTTCGCCCATCCGATCTGCTTCCGCCGGTAGTCCTCGTCATCCTGACGGCGCCCCAGCGGGGCGATCATCCGAACGAGGGGACGCCCGTCGAAGACGCCGCCGAGGACGCCGAAGGTCATCTTGAGCCAGAGATCGCCCGTCTTGCTCTCGAAGCAGTCGAAGGCGACGACTCGAGCCCGGTGGTCACCGTCAGGGATCGCGGGGTCAGACTCCGAGGACTTCTTGTCGCCTTGGGCGTCGTCCGCGACCGCATCCCAGAGATCGTAGTAGGGGTTAGGCATCGTCGTTCTCCTCTCGGCCGAAAGCCTGCTTGAATGCCCGCGAGAACTCGCGGAAGTTTGCGGGGATCTGGGGGGGGAGGCAGCGCCCAGGGGTGCCCCGGCCCTTCGCCTCGATCCGGAGCTCCGCAGTGTCGGTCGCCTGGGTGGTCAGGTAGCGCTTTCCGTCGTCACCGATGTGCATGTGCAGGACGAAGTCCACCGCCGAGAGGAGCGGGAGCTTCCCCGTGTTCGGCAGGTTGACGGTGACGACGCTCCGGCCTGTTTCGATGACGACCCCGTTTCGACGCTCAGTCAGCGGGGCGACCTTCTCGTGGGCGAGGAAGAACGGGAGGATCTTCCGCCCGTCTGCCGCCTGGAGGTTGATCACGCGGTAGATGAACTGCGACCACTTCGTCTTGAGGAGGCTCCAGCCCTTTCCGTGGGCGGCTTCACCGACCGTCGTCACGCCGAGCTGGTGACAGACGCTCTGCTCGCAGTAGGCCCAAGCCCGATCGACCGTGTCGATCGAAACGCAGTTGAAGCCGTGATCCTCCATCTCGAGGGCGTCGAGAACTCCGAGCAGTTCAGGGAAGCCCCGGGGCTCGACGGAGGTCGCCTCGATCATCCTCGTGCCGCCCTCGAGGTCAACCGACAGGCAGTCGGGGAACCTGGACAGCGCATAGGTCTTGCCTACTCCGGGCCTGCCGAAGAGGACCGCGCTGGTGTAGCGCAACCCCTTCGGCTTGTGGGGTCGGGAGGGGAGGATGCCCGCCCTCCTCTTCTGTGGTGTGTTCATGGATTCGTTCCTTCCAGTTCGGGGTGGATGTCCTCTCGGACAGAGAAAGCCGAGGGGCCGACGACCCCGCGACAGAGATCAAAGAAAGGGCACCGCCCGTAGTCGAGGCAGTGCCGTGCGTTCCTGATGGTCATCCCGCCATTTTCGATGCGGAGGATCCGAAGGTGGGCCTCCCAGGCCTCATGCATCCAGCGCTCGATCTGGTCGTCGGTGCGGACCAGGAGGACCTCCTCGAAGTAGAACTCCGGTCGGGTCGCGTAGTCGTCTGCGAGTCGCTCCGCGTAAGCGGCGATCGACTCCGGCCCCGTCGAACCGTCAGCGAGCTTGACCTTCTTCTTCGGTCGAATGGAGGGCTTCCGAATCACCCGATAGAGCATCTTCCGAACGGGAACGCCGAACAGGTCGGACGCAGCCGCGAGGTATGCGGATACTTGCCAGTCGAGATCGAGCCGCTCCAGGTACGTCGAGTCAAGGCGGCTCGTCGTCTTGATCTCCATCAGGACCGGAACTTCGTTTCCGTCGAGCTCGCCCGGCAGAAAGACGCCGTCGATCTTGCCGGCGAAGTCATGCCGCAGGGAGGGTCGGCCTGTTTCGGGGTTCCTGAACGGCACCCGGAACTCGACCTCGTGACGGCTGGGCCACTTCTCCCAGAGCCGGAGCCCGCCTTCGACCATCGACCGGACCACAGAGCATTCGGTCGCGAGCTTCTGGCGCTCGAAGTCCATCCAGATCGCTCCCGTTTCGTTCTCGAGGAATTCGACAGCGGCGTCCGCGGACTGGAGCTCGAAGCCCAGATGGACCGCAGAGCCTACGCCCAGGGCGGTCGTCGTCGGGGTCTTGAAGCGCTCCAAGTACCGGAGGCGCATCTTCTCCTCGCAGGAGATAAGCGCCGTCATCATCGACTGAGTTACTCGAGTGCGGTCACTCACGAGCCGCTCCTCTCTCGCAGACCGTGGTGGCAGACATCGCAGACAGGGCCGAAGCCCCACTGCGACCTCGGGCCGACTGGCGAGGCACAGCCCCAGCGGGAG